TCTGCTAATATTGAACAATGTATTTTTACGGGCGGGAGAGCAAGTTCTTCAGCAATTTCAGAATTTCGGATAGTTCCTGCTTGGTCCAGCGTTTTGCCTTTAACCCATTCTGTAATAAGAGAGCTTGACGCAATCGCTGAACCACAACCGTATGTCTTGAATCTGGCGTCTGTGATGATCCCATTTTCTACCTTTATTTGTAACTTCATTACATCACCACAGGCAGGAGCACCAACCATACCAGTACCCACTGTAGGATCATTCTTATCAAACGATCCTACGTTACGTGGATTTTCGTAGTGGTCGATTACTTTTTCTGAATACGCCATATTAGTTTATTCCTAACATTGAATTAACGTCAACTTTTAATTCAGCATATTGTCTAGCATATGGTTCAGTTAAATATGGTTGATTATCTGGTGCTAGTTTTCCGTAATCATATTGTATACGGTAACATAGTCTGTTTGCAACACCACCCAGTCGTCTATGTAATGTAATTGAATTATCAAACAGAACAAGATCGTTATCTTGTTGATACCAATGATCGTAGATGTATTCGTCAACAAATAATGTTTTATCTATTTGAGCAAATACTAAATCTGATTCTGCTTTGGTCATGCCTTTAATACCATCTATAGTGTTCACACTATAATGAAGACCTTTAATACCTATAGGACTTTGTATTACTAACGGTAATTCTGAAGGTTCAGGACACATATTTTTATAAACAATTTCTTCCTGTTCTGTGCGTGTTAATCCAGGATTAATACGACCGGGAGTAAATTTGTGTAAAATAATCATTTCGTCTAGTTCGCTACGAAAACTTTCGTTTTGTTTTTCGTACCAGTCTGCGGTTGTTACAAACCCGGTAGAACTACCAACTAATCCACGACTTCCAAGTAAACTTACACCCGGTGCAAACAAAAGATTTCCAGATTCATTTGAATGCCAGAGTAATTCGCCTTCGGCAAACATACCCAATGGCTGTCCTTTTTCATTCTTTAATCCAGATACTCTAAGTATGTTAGTGTCTTTTCTGCTTCCTTTAGTATCTAAAGAAATTAAGTTGACTAAACTTTTTGCCCAGAAAATGTCTTCTTCACTGATATTAGGTGCAGTAAATATTTGAGACAGATGCGTTAAATTATATTTTTTAAGTACACGATATGTTGAAAAGTTTCTTGCACTACCCCACTTTTCAATTTGATTTTCATATTGCTCGGCAGTTAAATTTACATTTCTTATTATAGTAACAAGGCTTTCTAAATGTAACTTACCAATTTCCATCCATTCTTCGTCTGTAATATTATTAAAATCTAAATCATCGATAAAGACTCCAAATCTTCCAAGTCCTGGTATTTTACTAATTTTCATTTTATTTTAATCCTAGCTCTTTTCTTATCTTGGTCGCTGAGATATCGGTAATCGATTCGTCAAAGGACTCTTGTTCAATTCTATAGCCGACATCGCGACCGTAAGTAATATTAACAATATTAGGAACCACTTGTATTTCATATTGTCCTTGATATAAGGGATCTAAATCTCTACGTATAAAATATTTAACCTGTTCTATAGCAAATGGATTAGTGCCTTGCCAACCTTGACAATCTCGAATTTGTATAACAACTTGTCCTGTTTTAGCAATAGCACGATTAAACAAGGCACGATGTCCATCATGCCACGGTTGCCAGCGCCCTAGCATTTGAACAGTTTCTTTTTGCCAATCAAACGTAGGACGTCTACGATCATTATTAATATGATCTGAGATAAACTCGGCCCATTTGTCGGCGTTTTGTTCTGTAATACGGAAATCATAAACATCAGGTTCTACAAACATTTTATTAGTATCTGCATATCGACCCTCAGAAATTGTGTCAACCCATACGGTCCAATCTGCTTTAAAGTTATTTCTCATTGCAGGAATGGGTGCTACAAAATCACATATTACATAATCAGTATTAGATTTATTAGCCATCTCTCGCATACGTACACTCTGTCTAATACGTCCCGCTTCGCTAAAATCCCAATCATTGTTTGCCTTACGTACTTCGTCTGCATTGAACCAGCTGACAGTGCGCCCTTCTTCCCATAGTTGCTGTCTTAATGCGTTTGCTAGTGTGGTTTTACCGGATCCTGGTAATCCCATAATTAAAATTCGTTTAGTCATTAAATTTATATCCAAATTCTAAAATATCTTTTTGAAAGATGTCTTCTACAATTTTTTGTGTAGTATCATTATAGTATTCTTGATAGGGCAAATTATCTATTTTATTAAATTGATACCTAGTATTTTCTATAGGTAGAGGATTATTATTACCTACATACTGCTGTATTACTGCAAAGTCTTGCGTTAAATTTTCAAATTTTAAAATATAATCTATTGGAGAAGTAATCCAATTTGCCTGTGGTTGAGACAAACTAGGATTACCTAAAGTAAACCCATCTCTTAAATTGCATACAAAATCTTCAAATGTAGGAACATTTCCGTTGTTAAATTCCACAAGGGCGGCCTTAAACATATGAAGACCAAAAAAGTACGAGGATATAGTCCTATCCCATGGATTCCTCACAATAGTAAAAGATTTATGTGGCATACTTACTTTGCTCTTTAGTAGTTCTAAAGATAAATGCCCGTGATTTTCGTCTGCAACTCCAACGTCAACTTTTTCTGCAATGCCCCGCAACCATATTCTTACACTTGTCCCTGCATTTTTTGGTATATGTAAAAATAAAAGTTCGCGGCCATCGAGTAAGTTATAGAGCATGTTAGTTGTTATAGCAAGTTCGTGTTCTTGTTATAGTGCCATCTGGGTTTTGTATTTCTGTCCAAGGACTACAATTTTGTTGTGCAGGTAATTGTTGTACAATCACTGGAGGTTGCTGTACAACTACTGGAGGTTGGTTACGAGCAATTTCGTAACCAATAACTCCACCAATAACTGTAGGTGCTACCCAAATCCATGGATTAGGACCACTTCTATATTGCCAATATCCGTGATGATGATGTTGGGCCATTGCAGCCGAACTAACAGATAGCAAGCAAAGAATTAATAGTTTTTTCATAACAGTCCCCTAGGTGTATGTTATATAACGCCTTAGACTAATATTTAGTTGACTTATTTTGCATCTGTGCGGGCGTTCTTAACTGCGGTAACATCGTTACGGGTGTCTTTGCACAACTTAGCCAAATCTTGGCAATGTTTGCGAACACGGGTACCTGCGGCACCTACTTCTTTATCATAGAACTTTTCAAAGTCTGCTTCCATTGCTTCTACGATTGCTGTGAATTCTGCGTGTTTATTTGTAGCCATATATTTCTCCTTTAAGGCAAGTACCATGTACTTAGCACTAGTGTATAGGGGTTAAAAATAAATGTCAAAGAATTTGATTACGGAAGTTTGGTAACACCTTTTAGAACAGATTTGAGTGCCGCCAATTCTGCAGGTAAATTTGCCAATGCCGCAACTAACGGCGCAAGTTCTCCTGGATTTTTTGCATAGTAGGCATATTGTGTTGACTTTTCTACCAGTGTATACGGATCAACGGTATGAATACCTTGATTGTTTGCCATATTAGTGATTGAAGACATATCTGCTTCTAAGGTGTTTAATGAATGTGCCATCGCTGAGAATCCACCGGCGGCTGCAATTAATGATACTGTTCCCTTTTGTGGAACACTAACATAAAATTCGGCGGCAACTCCGGGGACAACATAATCAACAATAAATGTACCTGGTAAAATTCCTTGGCCAGTTAACAACATACCAGGTCGAGGATCTGCTTGCGCAATCGGAACTGGGGGAGTGCATGTTAATAGCCCGTATCCTCCAGCCATAAAATCAATTGGGCCATCATTATTAGGATATTGTGTTGATATAATAATTGATGTACTAGTATTAACCGTGGCAATTTTTGCTAGGCCACCAAACCAGCCAGTGTTGTCTGCTGGAGCATCTGCTAGATTAGTTAATACCATTCCAGGTTTCATTAATGCTACAGATTGAGGAGGTAATCCCGAAAGTAACGATCCAGATAGTGTTCCAGTAATATGGGCTAGTTGTGATACTGGCTGTACAGGTGTAAAAGTTCCTGCAAGGATATATGTTGTTTCAGATAAATTTTCCAATGCGTTAGAAATTCGTTCTAAGTATGGGGAATAATTAAATGCAACGCCCGAAGTGCCAGTAGTCTGGCCAGTTAAAGTTCCAAAAATTGGAATAGCCGCAGTAACTCCTGCTAAATCGGATCCGGGTACTGTTGGAATAACTGGTCTAAAGTATGGCATAATTTATTTTAGGCTAGCTGAATGCCAGTCGTCTGTTGTATATAACGGTCAGCGGCATCTTTAATTGTAGGTGCAAGAACCATTATAGTATTTTTATTTATAGTAACTTCTGCATCTGGGTCAGTTGTAAATAAGAAGGGAACTAGTCCAATTCCTTTTTCTGTAGCTGTTAAGCATAGAGGTTTAGTTACCCTAACACCTACTACACCGTCTTCTACTAATTTAGCAACAATTTCCTCTCCTGCTGTAGTCTTAATTGTAACTACTTCTCCTGCTGTAATGCCTTTATTAATTAACATGCTTATCCTTTTAATGTATTAAAAAATTCTTCGTCTTTACCTGCTAGGCCTTGATAGCCGCCAGGTAGTAAAACACCGTCTTTAAAAATTTGTGGAACTGATCGTAAACCTAAATCTACTAGTGTTTCACGATGTTCTGGTTGTTCTTCAATATTAATTGTTTTAAATGGAATGTGCTTACTTTCCAATAATGCTTTTGCTCTATCACAAAATGGACAATTATTTTTACTATATATTGTAATCATATGTTTCTCTTATAATGCTGGTAATTCTTCATAATTTAGATTTTCACTCATTATGCCAATGACATAATTTGTACTTTCGTTTTCTTGCAATGCTGTTTGTTTTTTACTAGTATCGCTGTGCTTGTTGAACCAAGGTATTGGTGTTGATTTAGGAAATGGATTATTATATTTAATACCGATATCCTTAAGAGCACTTGCGGCTGTATAGTCTACAAAATCTTTTAGAATGTTAGCGTTTAATCCAATAACTGGGCCTTTGTTAAACAAGTAGTCAGCCCATGCTTTTTCTTCACGTATAACATCCATATATAGATTATATACTTCTTGTTCACATTCTGCTTT